GTAACAGATAAGACCTTTCCTCCTTTTCTGGACATTACAAACATGTTCATAAAGGATACACCACCTCAAGTGGTTGAGGCCATGTACATTCGTCCCATACCAGGGGAGTTCTCGACGACAACCTCAAAAGCAAAGTTTCATGAGAAGGTCGAAGATATCAAAGACCCCGGTAACAAGCGATACTGTCCCACCAAGAAGATAATTGAGTATTCGATTGTCAGTGTCACGAATACATTACGTGATGGAGATTGTGGTCTTCCTTTACTCGTTCATACCAACAACGAGTATAAGATCATTGGCCTCCATAACGCCTACCACACCTTCCTTTCTCGCATGTTCTTTTCAGCTGTAACCACATCCGACTTTTCACATGTCAGTAATGCGGTTATAGATGATGAGGAAGAGGAAAAACCAGTTGAGAAAGAAGAGACTCCAATCAAAGAGGAACCTCAGGTTGAGTTTACAATTGGATACATGGACGATTATACTTTTACGAAGTTAAACGAACCTCACACGGTATCTAAGTTTGAGAAAGTTTCCGATTTAAATGTGGTCGGATTCTCAAAGTCATTGTTCATGCATTCAAACCCGAAACATAAGAAGGTATTCCTACCTGCCGCTGGTACAATAGAAGAATGTCCATCTCTTCCATCTTGTACTGATATGTCCAGGGTACTGGATGACTCCAATCTAGTAAAAGACAGATACGGTGTACCGTGTCCACTGTTTACCCAAGCCGTGAAGTATTCTCTCTCAACCGAGACCTCTGGGCAGTATGACGAACGGCTCCTCGACATAACGTGTGAGTATGTGAAAACATACTACGAAATCAATTATGCAGAACCTCGCGACATCAATCTGTCCTGGATCATTAATGGCTTTAGAAACTTGAAAGGCCTGGACCTAACAACATCAGCTGGTCCAAAGATGAAACTGAAGTACAGAATCCATACAAAAGAATCGCTCTTTGTGGATGTGACCGATGGCACGCGCCCGTTTCATCGAGTGGCTTTAACCGAAGCTGGACGCGAACTCAGGAATGACTACTACAACTATGAAGCAAGTATCGAAAGAGGCGAGCCTATAACATTCGTCTGTAAAGATAATGCTAAAGTAGAGTTTTTGCCCAAGGAAAAAGTCTATAAAGGCAAGGTACGGTTATTCAACGAGATAGATCTGTCCATAAATATGCTTCTAAAGAAGTACTTTGGATACATCCTTGAGAGTATGATCACGAACCACGTCGACTGCATCTACGCCATTGGGTATAAT